AACTTTGAAGAGCGTGAGTATGAGGACATGACAGATCTTACAAGGAAGTTGATGCAGTGATGAAAAAGAAGAATGGGAAACAGAATAAACTTTTGCGAGTTGGAAGCAGGAAGAAACGGAAGATTATTAAACGTGGGAAGTAGGAGGAATGATCATGCTGATAGAAAAGAATCTAAAAGAGGCATTTGCAGACTACATAAGAGGTAAATTTGAATATCGAAGATAGTCGAAAATGATCGGAACAGTACGTTGACAATTGAATAGTGGTGGTTGGAATGGTATAATTTCTGTATCAAATGTACGGGAGGAGATATGAAATGCCAATGGTTATAAAACTTGACGAAAGCAAAAGAGCAAAATGCAGAATATCTGAGATGCCAGGAGAGGAAAAGTTTGATTTGGAAATAAACATGCAGTTGAATCAAACAGCGATGAATCAGATAGTTGAAATTAAGCAATTTGGTCCGAGTAAAGAAAATCATATTTTAAATATAGATGCTATTCTGTGCGATAAGGGCGACCTGGAAAAGATAAAAGAAGATTACAGGTATAATTTAGAGATTATTGTAATCGAAGATGTAGATGGTACTAATGTAATAGCTCAAAAGGTTACTCTTAATAATGTGGCTTTTCATAATTTGAAACATTCTGTTTCATATAATGGAACTAAAATAGAGAGTAATAATGTGGAAATCCATGTATACACATTTAGTACCTGTAACATTAAACCAGAAGAAGATTAGAAATATTCATCTACCAACCATCAATATTCGGTGGTTGGTATTTTTTTACGCTTTTTTTAGCGGAGATGAGGTGGAAAAATGAAGAAAATTTTGGATGTTTGTTGCGGAAGTCGTATGTTCTGGTTTGACAAAGAAAATCCAGATACGATATTTGCAGATAACAGAGAAGTCGAAACGACATTATGCGATGGCAGGAAGCTTCTGATAAAGCCAGATATAAAGATGGATTTCAGGAATATGCCGTTTGAGGATAATGTATTTAAGGTCATAGTTTTTGATCCTCCACATTTAAAACAAGCCGGTAGTGAATCGTGGCTTGCAAAGAAATACGGAGTTCTTCCGAAAGACTGGAAAACTTATCTGAAAGCCGGATTTGATGAATGCATGAGGG